CGCCCGGGGGGCAGGTTAAAAGAAACCTTTGTCGCTCTAGTGAAGGGCCACAACGAAATGTCACCACTTGGCAAGCCAGTTGGTTGGGGGCGGCGACACGCTGATAGACATCTAGGGCAAATAAAAAATTTGGGAGGATATGACAGCGTAGCCGAGTTGGTTGAGGACGTGCTGAATGCTGTTAGAGAGGCTACTCCCACTGATTTTCAGAACATGACTCTTGAGGAACTGGATGACCATTACTCTCTGCGTGGGATCGAAGTCGAAAGAGATGGCAGTAATGTAGCATATAGCTACAACCGTCCTGACATACCATTCCATGTAACGGCTGTGTTTTCGGATATGAAGTTGGGAGATCTGGACACCTTCCAGCCTGCTACCACAGAAGACAGGCTGCGTGCGGCAGCAACTCCAGTGATGAGTCTTATCACGGTATTTATTGGGCCTCGTCGTGGGCTTTCCCCGTTGGCATCCGAAGATGCCTATGCTCCAGACATGAATCCGGCGGTCAGCTTGGTGGCAAGGCGTTCCTTCGCCAACTCTCCAGTGGGTGGGGCAAATACTGACCGACCAATACTTACTCTCAACAGGAACCTTGATGAGAAATTAAGTATACGAAGGTCGCGGAACAATACCCCCACAGGGGAGGTACTGTTCGATGAGGTTTTCGTTGCCAAACATCTTAATGATGAATCCTTTGGAAGCAGACTGCTTAGAACATTTAATGACAGGTTCGGGCTTGGACTTAAACCTGAGTTCTGGCGGTTGCAGTTTATAGATACAGCCACAGCTTTCAGGACTACCAACAAAATCCTTCGCGCAATAGATACAGTGATCAGGGAAGAGGGACAGAAATTTGAGGTAGATGGGGAGATACCCCTTACCCAGATCCCCGGTACATTACAGGAAGAAGTACCGTCTACTATTGTTGCTGCGGTTACCTCCAAAGTTATGGAGAAGGTAAACAAACTTGCCAAACAGGGAAGGGTGGGAAGACAGATCAAGATACCGCATATCAAAGACTATGTGACGATAGAAGATAAGATGAGGACAAGGGTCGCTTTCATTCTATCCGGTCAGCTTCAGGGATATGACGAGATCACCGCAGATTTTGATGCGTGGGCAGCAGCGAGGATGGCAGAAAGAGCCTCCGTCATGTTCGCTCATCTCGTCACCAAAAGTCCTATTATGTATAGCCGTGGCCATTTTCACGGGACTACCATGAACCCCGAAGAGGATGTGATGCCAGAGATGGCAGACACCTATGCTGAGGAACGGGACCGCTTGAGAAGAGATTTCTATGCGAATCCTAGAGTTCTTAAGAAACTCGGGATAGAGGAGAGCGAACGTCCGTTCATGTCTTTGGCAGAGGTCTTGCAAAAAGTTATTGAGAATAATGACTGGAAAGATTTCTTCTTTCATGGTTACGCCGTGAGGGCGAGCAGACTGAGTGCTGAGGGGAGGGAGCGCATTCTTACTCCTGAGAAGATTGCGGCTGGGATACAGATCGGAGAACAGAAGCCGCATATCAAAGAGGCGTGGCAGAACTTTCAATTGCTGAATGCTTCACTCGTTGATATGGCAGTGAGGTCAGGGGTCTTCACAAAAGAAATGGGCGATCAATTCTTAGATACGATGGATTATATCTCATACTATCGCATCTTCCAGAAGGGGGAGTCGGTAGTGTTCAAGCCTGAGATCGCAGAGGATAGTGGTCTTGGGGTTCTTCTTGATGTGGATAACAGCGATGCTGTGAAGATCCACAATAATATGTTTAGCAACATAGCTAATGTCAAACCTCTTGATAAAGAACTGAAGGGTGGGAAGCAGACTTTCTTTGTGGCCATCGGTAGTCAGATTGATCCTGTAAGTTACAGGAAAGAGTATTTGGATATAAATGACCCAGATTTACAGGGCCGTATTGCCGAGTTAAAAGAACTTAACAGGGGTATGGAGAAACGTATCAAGATCAAATCAGGTACTCAGCGCGTAGGAGACCCGCTTGAAAATATGTTCAGGAATATGGGCTCCCTGATACAGGCATCTATGAGTAACATAGCGTCTCAGAGAGGGATAAGAGATCTCGGATACCTGAACCTTGCCGCACCACTTGGTGAGTCGATTACTCCTGATCAATCGAAAAGCATGGACGTGGTTGCTATCCGAGTTAAGGGTGTAGAGAAATGGTTTAGTGTTGCTGATCCGATTGCCTTTAGCTGGTTTAGTAGGGGGTTTCACCAGATGCCGGGTCTGGAGCTTATAGCAATGCCAGCCAATGTACTAAGAGAGCTTGTAACCAAGACTGTTGGGTTCCTGTTTGCCAACATGGCTAGGGACACCCAGTCCATGTGGCAAACTTCTGGCTCTAGGATGTGGCCTGTAATAGGAAGCATCATAGGTCTTGCGGAGGATATCTCAAACGCCACCCTCAGAGAGGCTGGTGTAAAACGACCCAAGATAGGCCGTGCTGCGAATCAGTTATGGGCAACTACGGCAGCAGGCGCATATGATTACAAGGGAGAAGCCAAGACGCTGGACAGTGCTTTCTTCCGGTCAGCGAGAAAAAGTAAACTTAATTTCCTGAGAAGAGGTTCTTATAAGAGCGATGTCGGATATGTAACGGGAGTACTGACATCCCCATTCTGGCAATCATGGCGTGCATTAAACAGGATAACGACGGCATCGGAAATGGCTGGCCGTATCGGTGTATTCAAGAGTGTTATAAAGGAAACTGCCGAACAAAATAACGGGGTGCCGAACGAGGCGCAGGCTGCATTCGAGGCGATGGAAGTTATCAATTTCTCCGCTCATGGAAGAAGCGCAATTTGGAAATACTGGACGACTGCCATCCCATTTCTAAACGCGAGGATACAGGGTGTGGATGTTATCTATCGTGCTGGAAGTTCCTTGACAGGGGGCGGTGGGTTAACCGGATGGAATCGAGCGGCTCGTCAACGCAGGTTTCTGTTCCGTTCTTTAGCTCTCATATTAATGACTGGTATGTATGCTATGGCTCAATATAAATCCGCCGAGGATGATGATGATGAGTACCTGAAGAGAAACCAGTCACCTCATGTGCGAGATCTGAACTGGGTCATCTCTTGGAGAATGGCTGGTATAGACAAAGACGGCGGCATAAATATACCTACTGGATTTGAAGTGGGTCTGTTCTTCAAAACATTACCCGAAAGAATTGCCAGACTACAGATGGGCCAGATGGAGAATGCCCCTGTAATGATGAAGGATAATGCGGAATCATTCTTTGAATCTCTTAAAAGGAATGTAAAAAGCACCCTTAATTTTGCACTTAGTCCGTCACAATGGCAGATAGTCAGGCCCCTAAGTGAGTTATGGAGGAATCATAATACATTCACTGGCCGTCCCGTAGTTAGTTACTGGAGAGAGCAGGAGGCTCCGTGGGCAGCAGATCCGAGGAGAACAAGTTATCTTGCTAGGCAACTATCCAAGAGGCTGCATGAAACAGACAATCCGGTGGAGATGGTTCTTGGTTCTGGTGCGTCTGCACTGCTTGGAGCAGACAGCTTCCGAGAAATTCATGCAGAGAGGATAGACCATTTCTTGCAGGGATACTTTGGAGCTTTGGGGAGGTATGCTGTGGAGATTGCTGCCGATTCGATGCTGGAGGCAGATGGGATAGAGCGCCCGGAAAGGTCTCTTGGAGAGAATATTTTAGTTGGCAGGTTCTTTGGGAACCCTTATCAGGTAGGAGGTACGCAGGACTGGCTGTACCTGAGCCGCGCATTAAAGACCGCGATCAGATCGATCAATGACTATAAAGAATTAGATAACCCAGAGGCATTGAGACGGGCAGAGATTCGTTTAGATCCAATCTTAAACCAACACACCCAAGAATATATAAAGCGTCTTGACGACGATGTAAGAAAGATACAGAAGAAGATCAGGGGGATCTGGACTAATAAGTCAATGGATGGAGAAGAGAAAAAACTCTACATTGAATCACTTGCTGATGAGCAACGCTGGGTGTTACGAAACGTAAAGGAAATCAGGCAACAAGTAGAGGCTGATTTGCCTAAACAGGGTCTCGTAGGGGCACTCCTAGGAGGCTAACCGCCAACCTTTTAATTACAACAGGAGAGGGAAATGCCAGAAGCAGATCCTAACATGCTTAGTGGAATTGTTAATTGGGTTTCTAATTGGAATCCCTACGTCCACGCAATATTCGGTGTGGTTTCAAGCTGCACATTGATCACAGCTTTGACGCCATCAAAAGTTGACGACCGAATACTTGGCACAATTCTTAAAGTGCTAAACGTACTAGCAGGAAATGTGCATCGCAATGCTAACAAAGATAGTTAGTTGACGATGAATGTTTTCGGTATCATAAGGCTATTGCTTCGCCTGACAGGAACACTCTCCGAGTGGGCAAAGAACAGACAGTTGATGAAGTTAGGCGAGGCGAAAGCCGTTAACAAGGGGCTCGTTGATGTTTACAAAACTATTGAGCGTGCCCGTAGGGCTCGTGCTAACATTGATTCTAAGCGGTTGCGGGATAAGTATTCCCGCAATGCCGACGACGGAGACAGTTAAGTACATCCCTTGTGCCTCGCTGCCGGGGCCGTTCTATTATCAGGTAGATGTTAACTTCCCTGTCCGCACCCTTGAATGGGCAGATAATTATAATGCAGTATGGGAGGAACTCTGTGAGTCTGGTGAACCATACGTTCACATACGTCCGCTTCCTCCCCCGGATCAGTGAGATAGTGATTGCTTTTTATTGAGAAGCTGTTGCAAAGGGCCTTCAGGAACAGCAATAGGCTGGGAGTGAAGAGGTTTTATGATGCCGACTCTATCCCGGTTACTCTAGATCTTGAAGAAAACTTTGATCAGATACGGGCTGAGTACAATAGGATCATCAAACGATACGATGATCTAGCTCCCTTTCAGAAGATATCACCTCATCAAACCTATATATCCAACGATGATAGATGGAAGCTATTCTTCCTGAAGGGGGCTGGTCTCTGGTTTCAGCGCAACTGTAGAGAGATGCCAGCAACCGCAAATATAATTCGTAAGCACGCTTATGTTATCAGCGCGTATATTTCTATACTGGGCCCGAGGAAGAAGCTAAATCCTCATGCGGGTCCGTACTCAGGAGTTCTCAGATTACATCTGGCTCTGGATATTCCAGATCCAAGGAAGTGTTACATAGATGTAGGGGGAGAGAGAGGCTATTGGGAGGAGGGTAAGTGTATCCTGTTCGATGACACTTACGAGCATACAGCCACAAACAACACCGATGAGTTGAGGGCTGTTCTTTTCATGGATATAGCCAAGCCCATGTCACGACACATGATGTGGCTTAACTGGTGTATCATCAAGATAAGCAGGTTCTTTCCGTATGTCTTCATCCCCTATTTTAGACACAAGCGTTGGGAAAAAGAGTTCTACGATCTTTGACCCGAATGGGTGGCATGATTGTCCTTGGTGTGGCGCTGTTACCAGAGTGGAGTTTGTCCACCATTATTGTTGCACTTCATGTCATCGCCCTATTCACGATTGCTGTGACGGCGAGACAAGTACCAATCAGCATGATAGCGGCGCACATCATTAGGAGAAGAAACAATAACGGTATAGCTAAACAGATATTGAGAGCCTGCTGGTAGCATCTCTCAAGAAGTCGGGGTCGAATTTTGCGTACACTTTCTCCGTCGTTCTCGAATCTCTGTGCCCCAGAAGTTTCGACACCTCTATCAGGGGAACCTTGTCCCGCACCAATTGCGTGGCCACTGAATGTCTGAGAGTATGAGGTGTAACTCCTTTCAGACCTGCGTCTTCCAGAACTTTTTTCCATGCCGTCCTCATGTCCCGTACTCTACGGCCATTGTTGTTTACAACAAAGAGACTGTCCGATTTAATATCTTCTAGCAACAGCTTCATGTCTTTGCTGATAGGTACAACAGCCCTTCCTTTTCTTCGTTCAGACATGGGGCCAGCTTCATTGAAATCTATGAAGCCATCCTTCCAGCATACCCTGTCTTTGGTGAGACCTAAGATAGCTTCTTTGCGCTGTCCTGTGAGGATAGCAATCCCAACAAAGGCGAAAATGTGGCGATACTTTTTTGCGGCTTCAAGAAGTCGCAGACAATCCTTGCGCGTCAGCCAGTTCTGTCTCGGCTGGGGTGAGGGTAGTCTCGGGATAAGTATTAGCCTGTCAATATATCCTTGCTTATAGGCCCACCTCAGGGCCGCACTCAGCACCCCAAGCTCCCTGTTGATAGTCCCAGCAGACACCTTTCGCTTCATAGTGTAGGCGTTGACGTGGGACCCATTCAATTCGCTAATTGGAATATGGCGGAAATGTGCCCTCAGCTTGTCCCATGCAAATTCAGGGCGCTTATAATCTATAACCCTGTAAGCCACATGTTCGTTAAAATATCTCTGGACTACATCTTCTACGGTTGATAGTTTTTTCATTGGTGGTCCTCCGATCACCTAGTTACCTCATCAGTAGGGGGCGGACTAGTCATCCGCCCCCTCAGTTTCTTTTTTAATCTCTTCGTTGATTCTATTCATAATCTTCTCAGCCAGCCGATCACCGAATGTCTGCCCACTAGGGAAGCGAGGTTGCTTGACCTCGGACTTAATAATGTCTGCTGCCATTCTAACCCCCTCCATAAAGGGCGGGTTGTCTATGATATGAGCAGCCTTCTCTGGTTCTTTAAGATACATGTCAATGGCAGTTCTGACCAGACCAGCGGGAGTTGTCCCTATCTCGTCCGCTCTTTCCCTAACCTGATTGATTGTCTTTAGCGGGAACAGGATGTTCCATGTCTGCGTTGGTGTGCCCATCCTTCGTGGTCTGTTCGGTTTTCCCGCCATCATTAACTCCCATCATTTTTTCCCATATGTCGTGGGAAACTGCGGCATAGCCAGCGATATCGACATGATTGTCAGCACTTGGTTTGTGTTGAGATCTGGCCAACTTAACCAGCATCATCATTACCGAAACATCATAGGGGGTGATCACCATTCCCTCCCCCCATGCTCTGTTCCTTAACCACACGTTCCAGAAGTCAGCGATCCTCAAGTGATTAACCAAGGTGTCTCCGTAAGCCCGAGCCCGAGGTCCGTTCACCAGATCTTCTGCCTTCTCAAGAAGATCTTTCTTATGGTTCAAGGTCTGCCTCCATTAATATTGACCGCTCAATAAATGATTGCCTGATCAGATTGTACTTTCGCTGGGCCTCTTTGTTGCCATTCAATTCAGAGCGGCTGGTTATCTGCAACAATGATCTCAGACCCTCGGCGGCAGAAGCTTCCGTCTCTTCCCCGCAGAAGCCGTTATTGATTAACCACTTCTGGAAATCGTTATCCCTACACATTGCGCCAGCAGATGTAACTATCCTTTTGCTTTCGCGCACACTCTCGGGCTCTATGATCTCTTCGTTATCCCCTATCCTAGCCATGCCGATCATGTATCTGGCACCAATCTCATCAGAGAGTAGTCCATCTGGAAGATCGCTGGGGTGGATGACTATTGTAATTGCCACACCATCCTTGGTCTGGCGCAAGGCAGTCTTCACCCCTTCAAATCCGTATGATCTTTCTTTAATTCTTTGATCCATTCTATTGGGTCTACTCCTTGTAACGCCCACCACTGTTCTTCGTTCCCATGCAAATGCAATTCTCTGTGATGTTTCGTGCAAAGAGAAATCGTATTCATGTCCGAAACTTTCATAGATAACGCAGGGTGGTCAGTAAACATTACATGGTGGGCGACGGTATAGGGAGAAGCACAGATAGCACACGGCTTCTCCCGCACAATTGCTAACCAAGACTTGTCCCTAAAACGGGATGTCTTCGTCAGCATCTGCGACTGGTTCGTTCTTTGGTTCAGGCTTCCATGCTTCACTTAACCAGAATGACAGGAAGCTTCCGGCCTGCCTACCCTCTCTCACGTTAGCTGCAATCTCAAGCTTGACCACCTGTTCGTTCTCGCTTGCCCTGCGCTTTGACGTGGAGGTATCCCCCTCTTTGAACATCTCCACCATCTTCTTCACACAGGCTTTGGTGATTTCAATATCTCCAGTCAGGTCAGGAGCCCGTTCATTA